GTAAAGCAAGTCCCGGATTACGACAAAACCAGAAGTTTAAAGGCAGAAATATATTATTAACAGTTATACTTCCAGCCACCGTTCCGTCTGAAGAAGACAAATAACTAAACCCATTTACTGACCCCGTGAGTTCGGCGGCGGATGTACCCGTGGAACCAAAAGCATCGAGCACCGCTTCATTTCTGTCGTCGTCGGCCGATGCGCTGGTATTTAAACCATATCCATTACCAGTCATTAATTGGTATAACGTTCCATTTCCGCTACTGGGTGTGTCCGCTGTCCCATTTGGACCTTGCGTTGCTCCAAAATGACCAGACGGATTAAATTGAGTTAAATCAGAGTAAACACGATTCCACATGGAAGTATGTTTATCAATTCTTTGACCACCAATTTCAATTTCACATTCTTTAATTAATGAATCACCGTATCTTTCAACTAAACCTACATTTGCGGCCGCGGCGGTGGTAAGACCAGTAAATACTGCTGTATGTTCCAAATACATTCTGTAGACTAAATCACCATTTCTTGAAATAGTGGCTGTAACATCATTACCGAAATCAGCGGTACCTGAAAAGGTCTGCTGAATCGCTTCCATCGAGAAGTTCGTGTGTCTTCTGTAGACAACTTTAAAGAAAGTAATTTGTGGATTACCCGTAAGGTAGATATCCTGAGCTCCATAAGCGACAAGTTGCATTAATCCTCCTCCCATTGTTTTATAACATAGACTTAGAAAAAAATTTTGATTTTTGACATAAAGAATTTTTTTAGATTCTTTAAAATTAGATAGAAAGTTATGAAAATAGATTAATTAATTATAATTTAGTTTAAGAACTTTAGTTCGAATAAGCTAGGCCACCCATACCAGACATGATACGGAGGACATTGTAGTTGACAGCGTAAACCGTCGCTGTTCCAGTCCCTCCTGAACCAGATATTAATTGAGCGTTGTCAATACGGGAGAAGTTACAGGTTCCGGACGGTTGGTGTTCTTCTGGTTTGAGGGCGAAAGAGTATACACCAATAGAATCAATATGCCAGCCTGCCCCACCGCCCACAGCCCCGGTGACAGGGTTTAGGCCACCGGCTCCCGAGTGATGCTCCCATACCTGAGTACGAGTGAAATATCTATAATCACGAGCAGCGAAACGGTCATGACCATTTAATTTAAGTTGCCATGTGCCGGCAAGTACGGCACTGGCCTCGTCGAGAGCGGCCGGAAGAATATGCCATACTAATTCTTTGACCGGGTGATTAAAATTAAGATCTGCACCGCTGGCGAGCCCGGTACAACTTTGTTCCTGAACCTGTTCAATAAGGTATTCGTGTGAGACTTGGGCGAATCTCCGTCTTTCATCTGTGTCAAGGTAGATGTAATCACACCATAATTTATTTGTTGCCCCCGTAGTACCAATGTTGTCCCCCATCGTATGATCTAATATTACCTTAACTTCATGATATTGAAGGGCGATTAAAGGAAGGGCAAGTCCGGGATTACGACAGAACCAGAATTGAAGGGGAACAATTAATAGTTCACCGGCTGTCAAGCTTGTTATAGTATCTACGCCCCCCATACCACTCATACTTTGAAATAATGTTCCACCACCTCGTGCCAACTGATCCATATCACAAACTTCTCCAGTCGGATTCGGTTCTGTTAATTCTGCCCATGTTTCCATCCATTCACCTGTATGTTTATCGATTTTTTGACCACCAATCTCTAATTCAACGGATGTAATGAATTTAGATCCGGGATTAACTCCACCACCGGTCGTTCCTGTCGACGCGACAGTCAGTTCAAAATACATTTTGTGAACTAAATCACCATTGCGGGAAATGGTGGCGGTACAACGGCCATTAGCATTATCGGAAGTTCCATTCCACGTCTGTTCGATGGCTTCCATCGAGAAGTTAGTGTGTCTTCTATAAACGACCTTAAAGAAAGTGATTTGTGGGTTACCCGTAAGGTAAATATCCTGAGCTCCGTAAGCGACAAGTTGCATTAATCCTCCTCCCATTGTTTTTATACTTATACTTAGAAAAAAATTTTGGGAAATTAAATGAAATAAAGGTAAATTAAAATAAATTGTTTTGATTTATTTTTTTTGGAAAAGATTTTATGAAAAGAAAAGATAAATAGATTAATTAATTGGAGTACGCTAAGCCACCCATACCCGACATGATTCTTAGGACGTTGTAGTTGACAGCAAAAATAACAGAGTGAGCTACTATTGTACCATTCGTAACTAATTGGGCATTGTCAATTCTTGAGAAGTTACAAGTTCCAGATGGTTGATGTTCTTCTGGTTTAAGGGCGAAAGAATATACCGCAATTGAGTCATTCGATTCGCCAAAACCCGCTGTGTCGGACGCCAGACCGCCGTATCCACTGTGGTAATCCAATACATTGGCGCGAGCGAAATAAGAGAGAGCTCTTGCTGCAAATCTGTCATGTCCGTTAAGTTTTAACTGGAATGTTTTATCGGACCCACCGGTGGCAATTACTGGTTTTAAACTGGTATGATCTACAACGCCCGAGGCTGCCCCCCCTGCAGTCCATATAAGTTCTTTTACTGGGTGATTGAAATTAAGCTCATTAGTGAGTGATGCCGCTAAAGCTTGTTCTTGAACCTGTTCAATAAGATATTCGTGTGAAACTTGGGCAAATCTACGTCTTTCATCAGTATCCAAGTAAATGTAATCGGCCCATAGTTTATTTTCCACGGTCCCCGTGGTAAAAACTGTATTGTGAGCATGGTCTAAAATAACTTTAACTTCGTGATATTGAAGGGCAATTAGAGGTAGTGCTAGTCCTGGATTACGGCAAAACCAAAAGTAAAGTGGTACATAAAATTTAGATGCCACGGTACCTCCATCAATACCACCCATACCAGTAGTTCTTTGAAATTTAGTAAGACCACTTGCCACCCCCGTATTATCTTGTCGGATGAGGGTCGCAACCATTCCAGCAGGATTTTCAGCCGTTAATTCAGACCATGTTTCCATCCATAATCCGGTATGCTTATCAATCTTTTGACCACCAATCTCAAGTTCAACAGATTTAATGAAATTGGCACCAGGGTTTGTAGTATCGGCGGTCTGACCACCAACTTCTAAATACAAGCGATGAACTAAATCACCATTGCGTGAAATAGTAGCGGTGCAACGACCATCGGCACCAGTAGCAGTGCCATTCCACGTCTGCTCAATGGCTTCCATCGAGAAGTTAGTGTGTCTTCTGTAAACGACTTTGAAAAAGGTGATTTGTGGATTACCTGTAAGGTAAATGTCCTGAGCGCCATAAGCTACCAATTGCATCAATCCTCCTCCCATATTTTTATACTCTAGCATAGAAAAAAATTTTGGGAAATGTAAACAAATTAAGATTCAAATAAATTCTTTAGATTTATTTTTTTTTGAAAAAGATTCTTATAAAAGATAAAAAGATTAATAAATTATTTTTTGAAGAAAATTAGTTGGAGTACGCTAAGCCACCCATGCCCGACATGATACGGAGGACGTTGTAGTTGACAGCATAAAAAGTCGCTGCTTGTGAACTATCAAATACCATTTCAGCATTATCAATTCTAGAGAAGTTACATGTTCCTGAAGGTTGATGTTCTTCGGGTTTAAGGGCGAAAGAATAAACAGATATAATTCTTTGTAATTGATTTGTGTTTGCCCTTGAACCAGGTATTATACCATAGAATACCAATTCATCGGCGCTGGCGGCATTCGCGTCGGAGCCCGCTATCGTGGCAATATTCATCTTCGTCGTTAAACCGATGGTCAACTTATTGTTGGCTGGGGTAGCGGAGTCGCTCGCGGTAACACTTGCAACAAGATTTGGTCTAATTGATATCTGGTTGGCTTGAGTGCCGCCTGCTGTGATGTCGGCATCGAACATGCCTAGAAGTAAAGTATCACCAACATGAATATCATCTTCAGTGAAATCTGTCATGTGGAAAGTAAGCGCGGCACCGGACGCAACGTATTGAAACTTACTCGTAGCCATCGTAGAATTGTACAGAAAATTGTTTACAGAAGGAACAATAATACCACGTTGTAAATTATTTGTGTTTGGTGTAGCGTTATCAACCGCTGCCATACCTATATTTTTACCTGGAACAGCACTATGATAATC